AGTACAACCTTCTTATTCTCAGGTGTTGTACTTACAAAAGTTTGAGCAAATATGCTCAGTGGTAATAATAATAATAATATTAAATTCTTCATTAGATTTATTTTGTTTTACACCAACCTAAACATAGTTTTCCAAAAGTTAGTTTCATTAGTAGTTTACATATTTTTTCTTTCATCTTTTTTTTAAAAGTCACTCATTAATAATTCATCTATAACCCCTTGTATATCTTTTCTAGTTGCCTTCATACTAAAGGATATATCTGCTTGAAACCTTTTTACTTCTTCCCCATCTTTAAATATAACAACGGTAGGTACAACCACTATTGCGTGTTTTTCTTGTAACTTTGGAGCAACTGCAATATCAACATAAACTATATCACAGTCAGTCAACTTACCTATATAAGCCACTTTATTTGGATCGTTCCAAGCAGCGTTAAAGTGTGTTACTACTATTTGAGCATTAGCTTGTGCGCTACCTACCATTAAGAGTAGTATTAGTAAATAGCCAATAAAAAGCTTCCAAGTAGTATTGTTTTTTTCCATTTAATTTATCTTAATTTGTCGATCTTATCTTCCATCCTTCTTAAGTCGATTTTTAGCTCTTCAACGGCTTTCTCTGTGTTCTCAATAGACAACCTAATGTTTTGATCTTTCATATCAAACTCCATTCTAGTTACTGATGGCGGAGGTGGTTTAGGTAACTCTTTAGCTTCTGCTATGTCGGCTTGTAAAGCAAACCACATACCAATGATTGTAGCCATAGTAAAACCTATAGCTATTAGCGTTTTTATGCTAATATTAAATCCAGTATTCTCATTTAGTTCTTGTCCCATTTTCTTAGTTTTGAGTATGGTTAAAAGATTACGTAGTTTACTCCAAATTTAAAGTCATACCACTCTCTATTCCAATACTTGTTGTACTTTCCTTCAACAAAGTAACCTAGATGTTTTGTTTGCTTGTAACCAAAGATTAAACCACCGTTATAATCTAGCCATTGTCCACCGTTATATTTTTCATAAGAAAACTCACCGTTGTCTACATGGAAAGGCATTACACTAGCCCAAGCGTGAGTCCAAAATGTCTTGGTATACTTGTAGTAATCAAAACCAAGAACTACAGAATGTAGTATGGTATTGTCTAACTCACTTCGTTTTTTACTTGTATAATCTGATAACACTGTGGGTATAACCACCTCTTCCCAAACCTCCCTGCTTGTGGCAACAAGTTCTCCATCTGGAGAAAAATACTCACTAGCTGCTACGTCTACATTGTAGCCTTCTTGTAGCGCTAGGTAAGTGTAATGTATATTGTCATTGCTAAGCATCCACTCTGCCAAAGGATCATATCCATAAGGTTCGGATAGTCTTTGTACAAAACCTGCATTGAACGACAATTTGTCATTAACTTTATATCTATATCTTTCCGATGTTTCAAAGTATTTAATGTCTGCAAAGCCATCTTCTAGGTATTCACCTTTTAATATATACTTATCACCTACATATCTAATGAAGTGATGTTGATCTAAATAATCTATGCCTTGCTGTCTAGTATAATCAACTTCAAACAAAAACTCAAGACCACTAACTTTACCAACATTAGCACCATCAGACCATGAGTTTTCGGTACCGTCATAAAAAGTTTGTGCTTTATTTTCATATCCAAACCTAGCTATCTTACGTATACCTAAAGCTAAGTTGTAATCATAAGGAGTTTTAACTGTAACCGTTTCCAAGCCGTTAGTAACAGAAAATACATCTACGTCCGATATAGAGTTACCACCGTTGGCTGCCGCGTAAAACGTAGCAAACTTAAAATACTTTTTAAAGTTTTGTGAGCAACAGTCTTTTGGTACAGAGCAAACAACCAATGCTATACATATTATTATTATTTTTTTCATTTATCTTCTTTTAGGAGTTCTTTTACTAACTTTTCTTCTTATTATTCTACTAGTTGTTTTTTTATTTTGTTTTTTCTTTTCTTTTTCTTTTTTCTTTTCAACTTCTTTTTTTCTTTTAATTTCTTCTTTAACCTCCTCCATTTTTTTTGTTTCACCAAGATTTAAAGCCCAAGTAGTATAACCACTAAGAAATAATAATCTTTGCATAGCCGTGTAATCATTATCCGCAGCGTTTCTAAGGTTTATTGTTTTTTGATATATTTTGTTTACAGGCGCTGTAGTTATAGTTTGTGTATAGTTTGTAACAGCAGACCAGGCAGGGTTGTCTATATCAAACGTTTCCATCTCTTTAATTACTTTTTTATTGTAATTTAAAGTTTTTTCAGCATTAACAATTCTTCTAGCCTTGATACCTACAACTGGTGAAAAGTTTAACATTTCCATTACAACAGCGCTTTCATCTTTATTATAGCCTTTTTCTCTTTGCTCCATAAATTTAATAGCCATGTTTTTTAATGTAGAAACCGCAACGCCATATATACCAGAACCTCTTAATATAGTGTCTATACTTCCTTGTATAACTCTTTGTTTTTTAGTTAAGTAAGCTTCAACTCTTTTATCTTCATCTTCATCATCACCACCAAACATAACTGCAAATAAAGCCGTTTGTAAACTATAAAATATTAAATTTTGTGCAGCACCATAATACAACATTCTAGATGCGTTAGACATGTTGCTTTGCGTTAATGAGGTGTTAGGTGGTGTTATTCTTTTATTTAAAATATCAGAACCAGCTTTTTTAATTATTCTATTGTATTGTGACGGTGTGTTTAAAAAGTTTAGTACTAATTTACCTATCCAAGATGCTTGCTGCTGAGATGTCATATCTGGTCTTGCTGACTGTTGTGTTGATTGTGTTATATTTTGAAAATCAGTAAATGCTTTTGTTTCAGCTTCTTTCTGACTTAAACCATCTTTAATGTATTTATTAACTCTGTTTCTATAAAAAGCAGCACCACCAGTTGCAATTGCAATGTTATCACCAATTTGTGTAGGTAAAAATCCAAGTCTAAGTGCCTTACCAGTTATAATAGCTACTTGGTCAAACATATTATTTGGCCTAGCTTTTTTAATAGCCTCTGCAAGTTCAGCACCGTTAATATCTGTTTGTAAACCACCACGTCTTTGCTTTAGCATGTCTGAATTAAATATCATTGCAAAGTCTTTCCAATATTGTGGTTGGTTAGCAAACGCCAGACCCGCTGTAAATATATTGTTATCAGCAAAGTTTAAATAATTTACGTTAGACATTTGCTGTAGTAGTGCGGATCTAGTGTTAAAAAACATAACACCTGCAACAGAAGCGTTTAACCAGTTCATAAACATATTTGGTTGTGCGCTAGCACCTTTTGGTCTGTTAATACCTGTTTTAACCCTGTGAAGCATGTCTTCTAAAGCACTTCTAAAATTAGGCCCGTATGCAGCTTCAATTTTATTTAAGTTTGTTTCAGAAAATATAACATCAGCACTTTCTTGAAACTCAGCAAAATAACTAACCCTACCAACTCTACCAGTTGCATCCACTAAGTCTATTCTTATATTACCAGTTTCCCAGTTTTGACCTGGATCTACATACTTTTCTTGTTTAGATATAATATTTAATGCTTCGGCATAAGCTTGTAAACTAGGGTCTTTACCTACTATATCAACTAAATCAACTTGATCAACATCACTTAATCCTGGTATTTTATAACCATGTTTATCCCACAAGTATACTCTTATAGCATCTTGATATGTAAAGTCTCCATCAGGAGTTTTTTGAGTAAGTTTTTTATTAACGTCAGCCATTTGCTTGTTTAGCTCCTTGTAGTCGTTTGCTACAGCTTGTTTAGCAGTGTCTATTTCTTTGTATGCTCTATTTAACGGTCTAACTAAAGCTTGTTCAAAAAAGTCTCTATGAGCATTACCTTCTTTGCCTTTACCCATAAAGTTATATAATAATCCAACAAAATCTTCATGAGATGGTGGTATAAATAATCTGAACTTACCTTTACTATCCCCACGTTTTCTAGCTTTTGTAGCTGCAAATTGCTTTTTAGATTCAATTCCAGTTACATTTTCTAGTATATCATTAAAATTTTTATCTAAATCTTTGCTAAATTGTATTTTAGCTTGTTGTACTTTTCTTTTAACATCAAATTGTTCTAGCACATTGTCAACAGCTTGTACGTTTTGCAGTGCATCATCAGCAAAATAAAAATCATTATAACCTTCACCAACTTTTTCAGCCATCCAAAGTGCTTTTGCTTCTGCGGTAGAATTACCTAATCCAGTTATGTTTTTTAAAGGTATGTTTAAACCGTTAGCTTTTAAAAATTCAAATATAGCTTTTTGAGATTGTGCAGGTCTTGCCGTTAATACAAACATATTTTCAGAACCAAACTTGCCTTGTAATTTTAATGCTTTTTGAAACAATGGAGCTATTCTACCATCTACAACTTTGTTAAATTCAGAAAAATCAAATTCATAACCTTTGTCTAAAAGATCTTCATACGTACTAGCGTATTGCTCTGGCGTTAATGTTCCTTCTTCACCATCAGGTTTTGTGTATCTAATTAAAGACTTACTAGTAGCTAATGTGTCATCAAAATCTAAAACAGTAATACCTTTGGGTTTTTTAGACGCCATCATTCTACCTTGTTTAATAGCTTTTTCTTTAATTTTTAAAGGACCTACTTGTTGTTTTATTTTTACATTTGCAAAATTTGTTATAGCTATTTTAGCATCAGCACTTGTTGTTTTGCCTAAAAATATATCTGCTAATAAATCTTGCTGCATCATTACTACGTAAGGTGTTAACAAATCTGGATCAACATCTATGCCAAACTCTTGAGCTATTGTTTTGTCATTTAATAATACTATTACGTTTGGATCTATTCCACCAACCTTACCTTTGTCAAAATCTCTACCGTTATTATTAACATTTGCGTTCCAATATCTTATCCATATAGGTTTTAATCCTAATAAAATATCATAAGCATATTCTGGCGGTGCATTTTTAACATAATTATAACCTTTTCCTTTTAAAACTGGAGTGTCAAATCTTGCTGGTAAATCTCCTTGAATAAAACTTTGTACAGCTCCGTCAAAATAATTTAACTCTCCAAATAAATTTCCATCTATAGCTCTATTAAACAAAAACTTATTCATATCACTTGCTGGTCCAGCGTGTTCTTCAACGTTAGCTTCGTTTAAAGTGTTATAAAAACTAAATATAGATGCTGTTCTTCCAAAGTGAAGTTGAGTAGCGCTAACAGAAGACATTAAAGCTCCAACTAAAGGTATACCAAGTTGAGGGTCTGATTCAATTAACTCATCAAAAGCTTGCCATATTTTTTTAAAACCACGAGCTTTAGATTCTAATAGCTCTTGACGTTTTTTAGGATCCATTTTTAAAAGCGTTTCGTAAGAATCTCTTTGCATAGCATTTTCTATATCTACGTCTGGCTCGGCAAAACCTACAAAATCACTATTTTGTAAAACATTGTCAACAGAGTTTTGAACTTGCTTAACATTTATAAATGGATAATTTCTTGTTCTTGTTCTTTTTATAGTGTTACCATCTTTATCTTTTATAGGTTTAGATGTACCGGTATAAGTACCATTGTGCCTAAAAAAGCTTTCTGGTAGAAATGGTCCTAACCCATAATATAAAAGTTGAAGATAATAATCAACACCTTCATCGCTTATCATGTCTAAAGGCTTTTCACCAGCATCTTTAACACTTTGGTTCCAGTCTTTTTGTGACTCTAAAAACTCTTCACCAATAGCTCTTTGTTCTAAGTTTCTTTCAGAAGCTCCTTGTTTTTTTATTTGCTCAGCATTTAAACTTGATTGTTGAGACCACATCATTTTTGGCTTACCATCTTCAAGAACACCAAGCACATGGGCGGGGCTATTTTTATCACTTAATAATATTTTTCTCACCGCCTGGTTACTCATCATTTTACCAGTTTGTTTTGCTAAGGCTAGAACTCTTGACGATGTGTTTCTATCAGTACGAACTGGTTTACCATTTATTATACCAAATGTTTCTAAAAACTCTACTTTAGTAATATTAGGATTTTTAACTTGAACAGCCAAACCTGCTTTACTACCTGTTTTAGCCGCTCTTGCTCTATTTGATTTAGTGTAAAAAGCGTCTAACAAAACTTTTTGAACACCCGTAGATGTACCTGAAACTGTAGCTCCTTCTGGTAGCATTGCTATTAACAAGTCTGCATTTTTATTAATAAACATCTGCGCAGCTTGTAATTCAACTTTTGTTATATTAGCGTTGTTTAATAATTTTTTAGGTGATATACCAAACATCTCACCAGTTATTTCCGGTGTTAAATCTTTTAAAGATTTAAAATCTAATTTTTTAAGATTTAAACTAGGAAATATTTTTTTAACAGCTGTGTCAACTTTGTTTTCAACACGCAATCTATCTGCTAATACAATTTTCTTTTTCTTTGGTTTAGCTTGAACATCAACTTCAGCAACCTCATCGGCTGCTATATCAACTCTTTCAGAAACATCTTCTGTAAACTCTTCACCTAAAACTCTTCTTGATGCTTCAATAGCTCTTGATGGTAAAAACTTATTAATAAAAGCGGCTAGTGGCACTCCAGACTCTGGTTTGTACTCAGATATAAGGTCTAGTATACCACGTTTACCAATTTCTATTTCACTAGTTAATAACTCTCTATCAAAATTTGGAGCTTGGCTACGCTTTTCAACAATTTTATTAACAATAGGTTTAAACTCACTTATTATATCAAAAGCACCTGTAGCTCCTTCCTTTTCGTATATACTTTGTACTTTTTCAGAAGCTTCTTTAGACACTGCTAGCTTTGGATCTGCTTTTACTTTATTAGGAGCTAATTTACCTTCTGCACCTAACGCAGCAACTTTTATTAAAGCTTTGTTTAGCTTGCTAGGATCTTTTATAGCTCTAGAATAATCTTTTACAAAGTTTAATATATCTTGATCTGTGTCAAACTTCATGTCGAAATTAAGATGTTTTTGGCCAAACCTACGGAAAGCATCTTTTAAACCACCAATAAAACCTTCATTAAGATTTATTTCATTATTGCTTATTGCCTCACCAGTTATAGTTAATATTTCTTCACCACCACCTTCTTCTTTACTATAAGAGTTTATTCTTTCGTTAAAATCACTACCTTCTCTTAATGTTGCTTTGTTAGCTCCAAGAGCTTTTAGCACAGCACCACCTAAAACTTCACCAGCTTCGATATTTTGTTTTAAAGTAGCAAAAACAGCAGCATGTAAAAATTCATGTGCAGATGTATTTACTTTACCATCTCTTAAAACTGTCTCTTCATTTATAAAAATATCTAAACTAGTAACGTTACCACCATCATCTAAGATTGGTAGCATACCACCGTATCTACGATCATAATCAAAGTCCTGCTCTATACCACGCTGTTTACTAAATTCTTGAAAATCTTTAGTATTACCTTTAATAACATTAATTTTTTTACCACCAGCTTTTTCTAATTGTACAGCTATATCTTGTATGTTTTGAAATTGTTTATCTGCAAGGTTAACTTTAGACTTTTGTAGCATGCCAACGTTAGACTTGTTTATTTCTTCAATTTTTTTACTATTAACATCACGTATTGTTGCATTGTTAGAGTTTTCTTTTATTTGTGAATTTAACTTATTAATTTCAACAATGTTTTTACTGTATTGTTTTATTTCTTTTGAATCTAAATTTTGTAAATAGTTAAAATTGTCGTTTTTAATTTTTTCAACTATATTTGTTTCTTTAGATATTTCTTTATCTACAATAGCTTTAGCTTCATCTGTCTTAGCTTTTCTTCTATCATTATACAAATTATTAAGCTTTACTGTAGACTCGTTAAATCTCTTTTTCTCTTCTAAAGGCATTAAAGTTACTGTAGCTTTATCTGCAGCGGCTTTGCTTTTACCGCTTATTTCCCCAACACCACTTATAGTACCACCAACTAATCCACCGATTAAAAACGCGTCACCTAGTTGGTATTTCATTTGAGCTAGGCTAGGCATTTCTCTTCCTTCTATCGTTTGACTATCCCACCACTTGTTAGCTAGCTCTGTAGCCATTTCAGAAGCACCTTCAGTAACAAAACCAGATGTTAAATTTTTAGATAATTCCATAAAACCACCTTTTACAATAGCTTTAGCAGCTTTTACACTTCCTCCTGCGCCTATTAAACCAGCTCTTTTAAACAAACCTCTAGTTGCCATTTCAAAACCAGCTTCAATAGCACCAGTACCAGTTGCATTTAGAAACAATTGATTTAAACTTGCTTTAGGATTTTTTTCTAATTCTTCTTCAAATTTATTACCAGCATATGAAACGCCTAAAGCCAACATAGCAGGCGCACCCATGTAAGCCGCAGCAATTGAAGGCCAAGATTCTACTCCAGCTAAAACAGCTCTAGCACCAGCCCTACCCCATGTTGAAGGATCTGTAATGTCTAGCTCTTCTGTTATTGCTTTGTCAGCTTTAACATCAAATTGATCAAAATACTCTCCAGCATTAGAAAAAACATTATCATCACCTTTTGATAATAAAGAAAAACCACCATCTTCAAGCTCTTTAAATTTTTCAACTTTTGTCTCATCATCTAGATCACGATACATATGATCTCTTAATGTTCTTTCTCCAGCTTCAAGGTAATTAACAATCCCTCCAACAGCTTTTAACCCAGCTTGAGGTATAGTTGTAAACAAGTCTGTAAAAAACTCACCTGCAGAAATATCATCTTGATTTTCAGTTACAGGTTTAGCGTTAGGATATTTTTGTTTAAAAAACTCCATATCTCTTTCGTCAACATCAAAAATATTATCTCCTATTTGAAATTTATTCATATGTTAGTATTTTCTACCAGATACAAACTCAACATTACCCTTAATATTTTTGTTAGAATTCTTTTTTCTTATGATTTCTTCTTCTTCTTTTTTATTAGCATCATCAATTTGTTTTTCTAAAGTTTTTCTTCTTTGCTCTTCATTGTCGTCAAGAGTTGTTTGAGTTCCAGCAAAATCATCAAGTCTATAACCTTGGTTCCAGATTTCATATTGAGTTAATAAATTATAATTAGATATTACATCTCCTTTTTTAAAGTCTGGAGTTTCTTGACCTTCTGCAAGAGCTTGATCAGTTGCATAAACATAAGAGTCTTTATCTTTATCGTAAACTAGCTGATCACCATAAAGGGTTTTTATTTTTCTTTTATTTTTAATATCTGCATATATATTCTCAGCTGAATCTCTAGTTATATAACCACCACCGTAGTTTACTGGTATTGTTGAGCTTTTTTTATCTTGTTTCTTGTTAGATCTTACTTGTGATTCACTAAGAAGTCTTGAACCTTCTTGGTGACGACTATTATAAACATTCGTTAAAGTATTCCATTGACTATCTATCATTTGTGGTGTTAAAAAATCTTTTCTAAAACCTAAAGATTTTTTAGCTTGCTCAAACTCTTCTCTTTTATTCATTGCATCTTGATAGCCTGGAGCGTCTTCATCTTGAATGTCCATCATAACATCGTAATCAGCTTTGTTCATGCCTATTTGTTTCATTGCATCAATATCTGCTTGCGCAGTACCTGGTTCACCACTCATGCCATTAAAATAAAACTGTCGCTGCTCTTCTGGTGAAAGCGATTTCATAGCTTTTACATACTTATTTTTTTCTATTTTAAGAAAATCTTCATTTACTAACACACCACCTTTACCATCTTTTTCACCAGCTTTAGAAAGAGCTGTTGAAGCGTTATTAAAAGTATTTTCACCAAGACCTTGTACTGGTTTTGCAAATTTAAAATCTGACAATCTTTTATCATGCGTTACTATCTTACCATTTTCATCCTCTTTAACATCATCTATAGTCATACCGTCTCTAGAAAATTTAATACCACTTTTATACCACTCTTGGTTTGCAAAATTAAGAGAGTTGTCTCTTGCCATTTCATCACCATATTTTTGGTCTATGTTTTGTATATTTTTTTCTTGAACTTTACCCATATCATGTGCTCCTTGGTAATCAGCATATACTTTTGATAAGCCTGTTTTAATTTTTTCATTTTCTTCAGCAGCTTCTCTTTTCTTTTTTCTTGAAAAACTACTTCTCATTATTTTAGCATTTGCAGTGTATACAGCTTTTTCTTGAGCAATATGCCTAGTTAATTGCATCATAGTTTCCTCAGGCACAACCTCTCTAGGTATCTCACCATTAAAGTCAGTCATGTTTTGGTCGTACTGATCTTGCTTTTTATTAATGTAATTACCAACTTTGCTAGCAAGGTTTTTTACTGTTTGTTGTCTTCTATCTGCGTATTGTTGTGATAATTGCCCTTTTAGAGCGGTTGCACGGTAAAAAACATTTGGATCTATTGCCATATTTATTTATTTTTAATTTTAACCACCAGGCACGAAGCCTGAAACAGTGTCTAGTATTTTTAACCCTTGATTTAACACGCTATTCTCTTGTTGGTCTTGATATGCGCTTGCATATTGCCCAGATCTTGCGGCTACCATCGCTTGTTGCTTATCATACTCTAAACCTCTAGCATCTGTAGCTCCCTGAAATTGCATTCCTTGTAAATCCGCAGCACCACCTAAAATCATGTTTTGTTGATCAGAAGCTCCACCTAAAATCATTGACTGCTGAGCAGCTGCACCACCCATTATCTGAGATTGCTGTTGAGCGGCACCACCCATTATTTGTGACTGTTGGTTTGCTGCTCCTTGTGCTCTAGCCATTTCAGCTGATTGAGCACCTTGTGCTGAAGCCATTTGATTTGATCCAGCTTGTTGCGCTGCCATTCTTTGGTTTTGAGATTCTTGCTGTCCTATACTAGCAGAGCTTTGTTGTGCTTGTCTCATATTTTGATTTGACAATGCTTGTGCTAAACCAGCTACACCCGAACTACCAGCACCACCAGCGAGACTACCTAGCATGTTTGCTTGGCTTTGTTGAAATTGTTGTTTTTCAAATTCAGCTTGTTGTGTGTTTACTGTTAAATCTTCAGCTGTGTTTTCTAAATTACCAAACTGATTTTGTACATTGGCAAATTGATTTTGTGCTCCAGCAAAAGCGTTTTTAGCACCAGCAAAAGCATTTGTAGCACCAGCATATACATTTTTAGCGTCAGCATATGGATTTTTAAAATCTGCTGCTAAATTACTAGTATCTAAATTACCAAAATCATCTATAGCTTGATTCATGCTATTTTCAGCAGCGTCTGTTTTATTTTTTCTAGTTTTAGAGTTAAAAAAACCACCTGATTCAGACCATATACCATCAAACATTCCTCGAGCCGGACTTGTCTTTTTTAAATTTAATGTGTTAATTCTTTTTCCTAGTGCCATGTTTATTTTTTCTTATTAATTATAATCACACTTTTTGTGTTTTATTTACTACTTTCTGTTACCTCAGTACTTACAGCGTATAGCTCTACTGTTTTGTCTGTTATTTCATTAACCATAGTAACCTCAGCGTAATAACCAATTAGGCTACTTTTATTTGCCTCATTGTTTTTAGAAAACAATATATAACTATTACTAAGTGGTATATTTATAGGTGTATTTACAGTTATTGTAAACGGTGTTACACCTGTTATTTCACCAAATAATAAAGAGTTTGCGGCCGAACCGGTTGAGTACTGGTTACCTGGAACTCCAGATGGTGGGTTTGGTGTTAAAAACCATGCTAAGTCTCCTATTTGTACCGATACGTTTATTTGCTCTGCGAATGTTACTGTCATATTATCCTACTGTTAAAATGTTATCTAAATTTAGTTTTAGTGTTAGTGGTGAGTTGCCATGATTTAAAACTTTTACATCAAGTTTTATGTTTGCAACTCTACTACTACCGACAAACGTAACCGTCTGCCCGTTTTCTATTGTTTGAGCTGAACTTACTACAACTGAAGCACCAGAGTTTACAGTATCTACATGTGGTGCTACTGAAGTAATACCTATGCCAGACATTAAAACTGTATCAGCTGCTTTTATACCGTTGGTACTAGTTATTGGTATTGTTGTGCTATTTGAAACAGCTGCGTCTGTTGTTGTTCTAACTGAATCTATAGTTAAAGCAAAGTTACTTAATTGAAATTCTGTACTGTTGTAATTTTTAGCATGACTAGATCCTTTACCTGTAAACGTTATACTTCTATTAGCAACGTGGCTAGAAGCTGTAGTGCTTAGTGTTATAGTACCACCTTTATCAAATCTTATTATTGTTTTACCATTTCCATCTTCTCCTAAAACTTCAGGTATTTTATAAATAGGGTTTAAAGCTGTGGAATTAGTTTCGTCATAATAACCTTTATTTATAGATGTTATTGTAACGCCGTTATCAATACCAGTTCCACTAACACTCATACCAATACTTAAACCTGTAATGTCAGTTAATTCAAATTTATCAATACTTGTTGTTTTGGTTTGCCTTGTAACTCTACTAAAGGTAAACTCAAAATCACTTTCAATAGGTTGCCTAGCTATAACACACTGACTAGAACTTAATGTTATATCCCAATTTATAGAAAGAGATTTTACAACACCTTTTGATATAAAGTTGTTAGGACCTGTGGACACAATGTTACTAGGTTCTACTACCGCAGAGTTAGAGTGCAACAAACTAAACGTAACAGCTGTGTTACTATATTGTTTTATAAATTCAGGTGATTGATAGTTTTTTTCAAAAGATAAATTTGTATCTAGCTCAGTGTTTCCTTTTGGTAATAAAACCAGTTTGTAACCATCATTACCTGTTATTGCTGGAAAAGAAATAAAACTGCTATACACACCACTATCATCTATTGTTTTAACATTTAGCTCTACTACAGTTGCTGCAAAAGCAGGTGCTGGTTGTGTTGCAAAAGCAGGGTCTGTATTTTCTGGAAAATTATAATAATTACTACTAGACTTATTTATAACTCTCAAACCAAACATTGCGCCAGGATCTCCTTCAACACTATAAACCCGCATTGTTTTAGTAGCAGGCATTGGACTGTCTTCTATAGTTATTTTATTTATTTTTTTCATATAATTTTTATTAATCAACAAACACTACGTTACTATCAAAATACTCTAAAAAGAAAGTTTCTCCTTCTGCGCTCCATATTGGTTGTGCATATTGATTTAAAGCATTTTGATCATTTGTACCATATCGTTTTTGAAACTCCATAGCTCTACCAGCTGTGTGCACGTACACTGGTTGACCATTACCACACCCTTTAATAGAAAAACCTCTGTTCCCAGGGTTTTTTGAATTAAATAAATGAGTTCCAAGAGTTGTGGTTGGAAATGTATCAGGTCTATTCATAGCGTACAATGGCTCCCAATCTGGCCCTAACCAAACATGTTGTAAGTTTTTTAAATTAATTAATACTAATTTGCTTTGTAGTATAAAACCAACTCTATCCATATCAGTAGCACTACCAAGAGTTAACTCATTATCTATTATCATAGCTGGATCAGCTGGGCTATAAAGAGTAGGATCTTCGTAACCTCCAGAACCTGCATTTCCACCACCATAATAATAACTAACTGTTTGACCTTGTGGGTTACTACCCAAATCATTACTGTTTGGCCTCGTGTACCAACCAAAACCATTATGACCTATATTAGGATTTGATACTCCCATATTAAGATCTCCTTGAATATTGCCCTGGTAATTGAACATAAAAGTATTAAAAGCTCCTTGCCAATTTGTACTAGCGTTTCCAAAAGGGAGTCGATGAGTTGTTGTTACTGGCAACAATGTAACAGGATTTACGGTCACTAAAGAATAATTAGCATCTGGCCAAGCTTCTCCAGATCCTCTTCTAGTTGATAATACATTACTACCTACTCTTCTCATAATTACCGGGTCTGCTGGTGCTAACTTATATTGTGGTACAAAACGATCAGCAATACCAGTATTAAAACCCGATGTAGGATCCCAACCACTAAAACTAGATGTCTGGGGTGGAAAGTGTTTACCAATTTCATCGTTTGTATTGTTATACATTTTACCTACAAGAGAAGGGTCTAAATAACCACTACCTTTAGGATAACCATGTCCACCTGCGGTCATGGTTTGTCTATAGCTTTCGTCTTTGTCTGTGTAGCTAGTGTTTAAACCTTGCCCTGTGATGATTATAGGGCTAGGTATAGTTCCAGGTGTGTGGGTAGTCCAGTCAATAACTAAATCCATGCTGTAACCTGGATCATGTCCAGACGCCCATTTGTTTTTAATAGCACCAGTTGATCCTAGATTACCGTAGTTGTTTGAACTGCTTTCATCATTAACAATAAATATTGAGTGGCATTTAGGATTGTCTATGTGGTTTATATTTAGTTCGTCATAGAAAAGATCGGTTAACTCTACAATAGCACAATTAGCCCAGCCAGTTAAATCTAAAACCTCTCCACTACTTCCAAGCGTAGAAGATTTTAAAGATAAACAATCAAAGTCTAGAGCATGTTGAAACAATGTGTCTAACATATCTAATTGATAGTATGGACTCGTAGGATCAGTTTCTGTGTGTATAAAATTAGTTATATATTGATTATGTATAACAAGTCTTTTAAAACCTGGGTTCAATGCAAAATCTTGTAAACCAGAAAGATCTGTTATATTAGCAGTATATGGATTATATATTGTTTTATAAATCCCTCCTGTTAAAGGCGGATAACCCCATCTTTGTAAATAAAAACCATCATTATGTCCACCAGCGCCACCTGAAGTCCAAGCGGTGCTGTCAAACGGTCCCCAAGCATTTGCAAAACCTTGCGTGCAACATAAACCGTCATAAGTAAATGTACCAGAATTATCTGTCCACTGCATATGTGAAAGAAATTCTTCAACTGAACAATCACCTCCATAACCATTACCGTAGTTTACTGGGTTGTTTAAGTTGTTTGCAAACGTAGATGGTATACCACAACCTAAACCTGTTAAATTACCAGGTCCTGTTAAAGGAGGTGTGCCGTCGTCCCAGCTACCAGCATGACCAAGGTAAAGACCTAGCATTTGGTTATTCTGACCACCTTCGTTCCAAGACTCAATAGCTTCTTCAAAATTATCATCGTTAATCATTGTTTCTTTTATAGGAACACCATTCCAAGGCGGAACGTTAGGTGTGTCAATAAGATTACAACCAAAAACAACACAAGAACCATCTTCAACCGTAGCGTCAATAGGATTTATGTACCAAGTAGTTATAATATTACCTAAGTTATCGTATAGTATTGGATTTGGATGATTATATGTTGTAACTCCATTTACAGAGGTTGGATCTGTACAACCAGCATAAATACAACTACCGTCTTCATTTGTGTAAAGTGACTCATAGTTTATTGCTTGAGGATCTGTACAACCGTGATATTCACAATTACAATCCATATGAGTAGCAAGAGAATTAACATTATTAGCGCTAATATCATTACCTAAATTACTATTAAGTTGTGTACCAGTAAGATCTATATAACTCCAACTAGAATCGTAAGAATCATAAGGCACACAAGCGTAACCAAGGCAACCTGTTGTTGGCCATATTGAATTACCATCACTGTTTACCTGACCACTAGTCATGCTACCATCGTCCATGCAACCATATACAACTGGATCACATGATCCATCATCACAAGTAGCAAGAGGATTAAAATTAGGAGCGCAGGCATCTTTGCAACCTTGAACTGAACTTGAACCACAACTAGGGCAGTTACCACTTGTACACGCAGCGTTTTGAGCAAGAAGAGGTGTTAGATAGCAACCAGCGGGCGTGTTAGCTAGGGCTAAAGGATTATAATAATCATGACAAACAACAGAGGCTAACCCAAGTCCACCTGCTACTGCAGTACAACCACCATTAACAGTATCGCAACTCCAAGAATCAGGATAGTCGCAACACCCATTATTTGTTATTGTTATAGAAGTTCCTAAAGGTAAAACATAACCACCACAAGTTGTATTATTATTGTAAGCTAATGGATCGTCACAACCTTCATAATCACAAACTCCTGCTGTAAAGCTATTGTACTGATGTAAAGTTGCATAATATGTATTACCATTATATACTATAGAAAAAAATGATGAAGAGTTTTGGTCCATACAACCACTGTACAAACACTCGTTAGGATCACCTGGATTAGAGTGTGTATTAAATGTAATAATACCATTAGCAGGTCCATAAACACCACCAGTATCTATATTGTGATTATCCGCATTAGCATCCATACAACCAATTGTTGGTGGTGCTAAACCAACAGCAAAGCCAACACCTTGTATATTAAATGCGCTAGAATCTAAATTTCCCGCTACTATTGTCATAATTTCTTACCTTTTATATAATTAAACCATTTACCTTCTTTTTCTATAAACTCTTTTACATCACCATCTTGTTTGTTTGTTTTTATATCTGTGCAAAACCAACCATGTTCTCCTGTTAAATTATAAAATCCTCTATTTGAATTTGATTGAACTACTGGATGTGCGGTTTCTTCAACTCTTCTTGCTTGTGTACCTTCGTAGTTTAAAGTGTTAAAAGATTTTATAGTATTAGGTGAAGCGTTAAACAAAAACGTTACAGAAGATTTGGCTAGAAGATTTTGACCGTAAAAAGTATTTCTAGGTACCAACTCGTCATGATGGTTATATATGTAGCCATGTTTATATGTGTAGTATTCTCCAGACATACTTACACCTTCTTCTGGTTCAAAAGTTTTAAAGCTTTCCCAACCTTTATTTTTTTCAGAATAACTAACCGTTGACTTAGTATCACCATAACTCACTTGATTTAAGTAACAATTATCTCTATTTATAGATAAATTGTATAAGTCTTTTTTATCGTCAAAAGTACCTATAAAAAAAGCCTCAGAATTTTCTTTTAAAAGAGTAATAAAATAGTCTTTCATACCATAGTCTGATATAGCTGTTAAACCATCTTTAGATAATCTAAGAACAGCACCATGTTTAGCGTCGGTAAAATAAGCTCTATAACTTTCTGCAGCAAAGCTTTCTGGGTTTTTTGATATACCATAATCACCACTAAAAGGCATTGTTTGGCCAAGAACGTTACTACTTGCTATTAATTGAGGATTTCCATCGGCGTTGAATATAGCGTCTTTATTTGCAGCTATTCTTATAACTCTATCTTCACAAAAAGATATTAAGTCTGTTTCTCTTGAAAACAATTTCTGTATACTTCCGTAAGTAGGGTTTAAATCTTTAGTTATTTTTTCTGCTTGAATAAATTGATTTAAATTATTAACACCGCTATTACTATTGTATATACCAGAGTATATTAAACCACTACTTCTTCTTTCTTCTTCGTATGGTTCGTCTATAGTTGTAGAAACTTTAACGCCTTTACTTAATCTTTTTTCATTAAAAACATCTCTTAATCTATCAGATTCAACACCGTTACCAAAAGAAAAAGTATTAAACCAAGATATACCTATTTTGTTAGCAGCAACGTTTTGTGTGTTGACTTCGTAGGCCGTTTCATTCCAACCCATATTTGCAAAATGAGTTTCTACATACGCTGTTTGATTACCTATTTTTAAGCTTGGAGTAACGGATGCAAACCCTGGCACTGTAACAAGGTTTACCCAATTACCCTTAAGACTTGTAAATGAATTATCAGGCCTAACAAATCTTAACACTAGTTTTTGTTGTTCAAACACATCTAATCTACCTAATCCTAGAATATCTAAAGGTTGATTAAATTTAATCATTAATTGACCATAATTATTTATTTCCCAACCAGTAACAAATGTAGTTGTAAAACCATCAACAACGTAAGGGTGTGATTTACAACTAACAACACTACCTAATGGAACCCACTGTGCGGCGTTGTCAATAGTTAATCTTGTTGGGTAAGAATCTGACGCTTGATAAAATATATTTAAATCAATTGCTTCTTTTGGTTCTGTTTCAAAAACAACTGGGTTTGCGCTTGATATTATATCAGCATCTTCATCTTTTCTTTGCTCTACAAACTGTATTGTTTGTGGGTTGCCTGCTACGTCTGTTTCTGAATCATTTTTTACTGGATCTGTAAGAGTTTGACCACTAGCAAAAACTGTTGATGTGTTTGGGTTTTTATCAATAGGTATTACATATGTTATCCTTCTATTATGTGGGTTTGCAAATCTAATCCAAGCAGCCTCATAATCATCACGCTCAGAAACTCCAACAGCAGGTCTACCAGCAGAAACCCACTGATTAAATCTGTATTGAACCTCACCCCACTGTGTATGGTTGTATCTTCTAATTTTTTGTATAGATATAGTCTCTGATATTGTGTATATATTATCAAGTATAGTATCACCTAAAATTCTAAACGTACTACCTGGTATTAAATTTTTTGTTACAGAATTTTGGCTTGCATGCGCAGGGTTTTGACTACTACCGACTTCCCATATATATGCTTCGTTAAAATCAGAATAGTTAATTTGATTATTTCCAACAATTCCACTCGAACCACTAGCAAAATGTGGTTGTATTGCGCCAAAAGATAATTCTATATAATCTTGCCCATTATCATTATATATACCTTTACCATAACCATAATTTTGATTTGTTGCAGACACGTGGCTTGGATTATTAACGTTAGGGTGATTTCCAGAAGGGTGTATTCCAGCATAAAAAGCTTCATCTATAAACCATTGGCCATTTAAATCAACTAAACCTGGAACAAAGCCAAAATCTAAAACTTCTTCCCAGTCATCTTCACCATCTGTAGATTCGTTACTAGTACCAGCTTGGTTAATTGTACCACCAGAAGATTGATATTCGTCCCAAAAATGATCAATTTGAAGGTCTGTAGTACCTGTTGAAACTAAAGGAGCGTCTGTGTCTGAGACATAGTAAATATTAAAAGAACCTGAAACCCCATAAAAAGTTTCTCCAGTTACATTTGTATTTAAGTATTGGTTAGCGTAACCATCGCCTTCAATTTTTACAAAAAACTTACCAAAAAATTCTGGTTTAATATCTGTAATTTCTTTATAAAAGTTTAATACTAATTTTTCTTCATACGTTGAGTTTGTTGGCGTATCGCTAAACATCCATTGCTCGCTACTATGTATGTTTTTATCTAATGTCACTGTGTATTCACCGCCTACAAGTGTTATATTTATAATTCTATATTTTTCAGAGTACTGCCCGGCAACATCAAAGTCAAAAACATTAACACCAGCGTCTTGAAGTAAAACTGCAGTCTCATCGCCTAACGCTTGTTCACTGATTTTAAAAGATCTTACACCTACACTTATTAAAGTATCTAAAACAGCACCGGTTTGTGGATCTTCAAAAAGATGTTGTATTGGAACTGCAAGAGTGTCATCGCCAGCAGCTTTTATTAATACTTTTAATTTTGTTTTTAAATAGTCTGGAACTTCGTTTTTTATAGATACAACTTTATATCTAGCAGGATCTTCAACTAAAGCATCTGAATCAGCAGCTTTTTTAAGTATTAAAAATGTATCTTCTTGTATTTTATTTCTTTCAGATGATGGAAAAGAAAGCCATAAGTTACCATCTTCAGCTCGATAAACCCTATCCATGACAACATTATAATATTCGTTAGAAGTTTCTTTAACATAAACTCTAAAATCTGTTGCCCAACTAGGTGGAAAAGAAACTATTTTAGAAGCTAACAAAGTATAATCATCAGCGTGTTTTTTTGACACATCTATTGTTGCTTCTGAATTACTAAACACAGGTGTCTCTCTACCATACTCATCTAAATAAGTAAAACCTAACTGGTATTTTCTATCTGATTTTAAAGAGTGGTTTCCCATTAAATTTACTAAAGGTTCTGCTTCTAAAAAAGGATAATCTAGCTCTGGATTGCTTATTGCTTGCTCATCAAAATAAGTATCGTTATATAAAACTCTACTTGTAACAAATGTTACATTGCCCTTTGGATCAGTGTTGAAAACAATTAACGGGCTCCATCTATCGTCTAATGATGTTTCTAAAACTGGTTTTTCGTATAAACCTTCGTAGTTATTTTTTAATGTATAGTTTTGTAAGTAGTTACCATAAACAAGCCTGTTACCAGTTATTTCTTGAGCCAACGCTTTTCTTGGAACATTATCCCAAGATCTAAACGATTGGTTTTCTGGTACAACTGCATATATAATGTCGGATTTTATTTGGTATTGGTTGGATTTCCAATGATTAAACATTTGAGAACCAATAGAAACGTGTGCATAATCATTGTATCTTAACTTATCAACAACGTACACGCTTGGAGAGTTTGCATCAACATACAAAATATCAACTTGAATAACATCACCTGGCATATCACTAGCAATAATATTTCTTAAAGTTAATCTTATAAGTTGGTTTTGCATAGCCGTGTTATAGGCTTTTTTAGAGTCGTAATTAAATTTACCAGGTTCAAATATAATATCTGAAAAAGGAGAAAATGTAGAATACTCACCGTCTTGGTATTTCCATCTATAACCAAATCTTGCTAAGTTTTTTTCAAATAAAACTTTATTGTCTAAAACTCTTTGAACATCAAAAACAATAGGGACAGTTGCATTTGTCATCCAGTTTGCGTAAATACCTATAGCAGTATCAATTGTTGTAGAAGATGATATGCTTAGTATTTCTAATTTATAAGAATTTGGTGGGTAGGTGTATGATAGTGCATTACCATTAGATGATTTATAATTTATAGTTACATTACTTACATTTTCAACTACTTTACATCTAACATCGTAATTATTAGGAAGTGTTTGAGTTCCACCTTGCTCTAAAAATCTTAACTCCTCACCAACAACAAAGCTATTACCACCTGCAAAGCTGTCAAACTCAACAACAACCACGTCTCCAGGGTCGTTTATAGTAACATTATTAATACCAGTATTTGGGTCAAGATAACCGTTAACAAAATTATGCTCACTTGTTGCGGATAAAAGATATTCAATTTTTTCTTCTACTAAAGGTTTGTTTTTAGGATATTTTTTTATTGTAGATATGTTTTCTTCTTTTACCAATATATTATCTGCTCCTGATATTCCTCTTTCTTCTACTATAAGCCTAGTACTTCTTTTGCCGTTTGGATCAGTACCTAATATACTTCTAGGCACATGTAGTTTTTTAGGTTCAGCGTCATTATCTGTCCATAGTAAAAAATCATACAATATGTTTATACCTGTAACTATATTTCCGCAGTTAAAATTTAAAAGTCTTTTTTTAGTAAACACAATATAATTGTAACCATGAACTGAGGAATCTACAAGCGCGTTGCCGCTAGCAAAGTTAGCTCCATCATGCTCTTCAGTTAAATCTTTATCAAACACAACACATATTTCATTGTTTGCGTTTTTATCTATCTCTAAAATAGTTCTTGTTACTGGAGTTACACCTATATCTTGTGAAAGACTACCCGGAAGTTGAGTTAGACTTAATGCATTAGCATGCGAAATATCATTAAAAAAATATGCAGTCATACCAGGAACTAAATCTCTTGCATTTTGTGCATTAATAGTTAAAATATAATAATGCTTGTTGCTTGTGCCATCAAAGACACTGGAGAAAGGATCGTTTAAATTAATTCCGCTTTGGTCGTTAACCGTAGTTTTAAACTCTGTTTTAAACATGAAATTATCTACAAAAACTGGAGCAACGCCAGTCGTAGAAGGACTGTACTTCATTATTTTATCTTTCCAGATATAGTCTTGTGTACCTCCAGTAAGGAAGCTATTTCTATTCGCATCAAAAACACAATCTATACAGCTCCAATCTTTTAAAATACCTGAGTTTGGATCACCTTCTAATTCATATTGAACATGACCAGACATTGGAGAAGCAACAAACCAATATATAACATCTTTTGACTCATCTGCAATTGTTCCAACACACCTGCTTCCATGTTGATTTGCCAGATTATAATTAAAAGAAGGTTGATTATTTCCTAGCACATTTTCAACAACACCAACGTTAGAACCATCTGAATTAGAAACCTGTATATTAACAGCATCTCTATATTCATTATTACGCACTAATCTCTCGTCAAGATCTTTGTTCATTTTTCCTGACGTGAAAGTATTTTTAATCTCAGGCATATACTAGTGTTTTATTTGTTTAGATTTACCTCTAAGTATTTGAGTTAATTCTTCTAATTTTAAATTTGATAGTCTTAATTTTGCTGTTCTAATTGAGGCAAAACGATCTCTTTTAAATCTTTGTACTATATACTCTTGAACGTTAGCTCTTGTTGAAAGTATCGCGTATGCTATACACTTGTACATAGATTCTTCTGCAAACTTATGAACTTTCATTTCTTCGTCTGTACCAAGACTATCGCTTATATATTCTATGATTACAGTTTTTCCTGAAATGTTAGAGCTAAAATTAATTATTCCAGCCATACAATCAATATAATAAGAACCATTTACTTGTGCATGTTGTGGGTCTAAACCATAACGTCTTCCTACGTTAAGATCATAAACATCTGTGCTATAGTCGTAACCATCTACAGTATCTTCTATAGTTGCCGCTGATTTATAGTTTGTTTTTGTGTTTGATTTTTTATTAAGATCTACAAATATAAGCTCTTCGTTGTCAAATAAAAGTTGTGATGCAGTTATACTTGGAGCGTAAGTGTTTGCACCAACCTGACCGCCTAAGAGCCATTGCTCATATTCTGGAGTTGACAACGTTACATTGTAAGGAAAAGCAAGACTACCAGCTATAGTATTTACAGAATGTATTGTTGTGCCGTTAGGTATTCCAGGACCAATAACGCTCATGCCAACAGCTATGTCGTGGCTTTCTCGTAGTTGAATAAACATACCGTGACTAACTCTTTCATTCGAATTTCCTGCAAAAATAGTTGGACTATACTTTAAATTACCGGTACCATCTGTATCAAAACTAACTCTTATTTCTTTTTCATATTGTTCTAAGGGATTATCTGATTTTATTAAACCATCACCGTCAAATGCAGATGTTTTACCAGACTTTGTAACACCGTATTCTTCAAAAGGGTCAGCTGATGTTGCTTGGTAAGAGTTGTTTTCAAACTTTAAACTACCATCACTGTTTTGTTGAAATGCTTTTGGATTAGATGTTTTAGATGCGGGAAATAGTATACGTGTTATACCACTACTATCAACCCAAGAAACTTTAACATAATTAACATAGTCTTGTGGTAAAGGTAAACTTAATGTATTTGAAACCTCAAGCTCTAACGACTTGCAAGACTTAAAAGTATCAAAACTTAATTCTTGTAAAGCACGCTTAGCATGGAAAGAAACGTCTGTTTTTTTAATTTTAGGTATTAACTTGTCTTCACCAACATAAGCAATTATAAATTGATTTATTATATTCTCTAAAGATGTGAATTGATAATCTCCATAAGATTCATCTCCACTATTTTGAATACCGTCACTACCCTCGTAATAACTTCTTGCTGATTGATTTAGTAATCCCATTTATTATGATTTTTCTTGTTGAATATTTTTTTGATCTTCTTGAGCCACTGAACCATAAAGCCCACTATCTTTTAACATTATACCCGCTAGTAATAATATTTTATTAACAAGTTCTTTTTCTTCTGAAGCGTGTAGCTCAAAGTTTACAGCTGCTGTAGCATTGTATAATGCTTTGCCATCAATAACAACATAACCCCAGTTGACTTTGTTTGGTTTGTGTATTTGTGTCACAGTAACACCACTTGAAACGTTTGGAAAAACTTGTACAACTTGTTGTCCTACAGCATTTTTTTTCCTAATATATACTGGTTGTGTTTGTGATGGTGCTGACAAAGGGCTTAATTGAATTCTATAAAGCTCTTCATGTTCTATTTCTTCTACAGGGTATTTTGAATTATACATAACAGTACCAAGTCTATAAAAATCGTCTACACCTGTAGGTGCTGGTAGAATAAATTCTCCACTACCACTACCTGTTAAAGTTTTAACTTGTTTAAAAACACTTATTTTTTCATCAAGTAAATTTGTTATATTAGAAAACTCTGTATTGTTATCAGGTAATCTATCAAACTGGTTTAAGTCATAAAAATATTGCTCAAAAATATCCATCTGAGCTTGGTTAGCAAATAAGTTAAACTCTTGAGGCGTTACATATCCTCTTTGTTCTTTATTTGCAGCTGCTAATACTCTTTGATATATAGTGTCTATACTTATCATGTTTATTATTTTTTATAAGGAAACGCTTTATTAAGCGCATCTTTTCTTTTGTTACAATTGCAACCTTTTTTTCCAAGCACTCCTTGCTTGTTTAAATATTGTGTAAATGATTTTATGCCAGTTGCTGTTGTGAATTTTTCTACTGTATCTCCTAGTCCTTGTGATTTCATATTTAATTTTTAGTAGTTTGCAGTCGCCCCGTAGAGCGACCGCTCCTACAGTTTGATTACTTTAATTGCTTTTCTATATTTGTATAGATCTCCATACCTTCGTCAGTTTTAAACCAAGCGGCTAAGGCTGAGTATGGGTGCTCATCAAATGGTACATTCATTAGTTTTCTATTATTAGAACCCCATGTGAAAGTTCTTTGATCTGAAGATAATTTTAATATACCAACTTCTGTTGCTTTAATACCAAAGTTTCTAAGAACAACATTTTCATCATTTACTAATTCTAAGAATAGTTGAGGATTTTTCTTAGCGTATAATAGTAAATCTCTTTTAAGTTCCTTAGAACTCATGTCTGACACCTTAGAACCTACCTCAACGCGCATAATAGCTTCTGCTATATCTATGTCAATATTTTTAGCAGCGTTCAATGCTTCTATTTCCATTTCTAACCAAGTAATTTCATCTATTGCATCTGCAACTGGTTTTTCTTCGTAAAACAATGCTTCTTTGTCAGGGTGATATAGAGAAAGCAATTTTTGTAAAATTGTTTTTTCTCTTTCAACTATTAAAATACCGTTTCTAAAAATCACGTGCTCTAATCTCTGATCACCTTTCATTTCATCTACAAATACTGTTTTTTGATTTTGACAATACTTAAGTTCTCTTTCATAGCCTTTGTCCTCATCAAACCAGTGTATGTTTGCAGACCTAATAGATCTTGATAAAGGTTTTTTATTACCTTTTAATCTATATATTCTATCTTTAATTTCCCAACCGTCATCTAGTGTTTTATAGGTTGGTTCTAATCTTTTTCTTTTTGGTTGTTCTACAGTTTTAGTAGCTTCTACAACCGGTGTTACTTTTTCTACATGCTCATCTCCAGGATCTCCCGCGTAAGCTTTTTGTGTTTTTTTTGCCATAATATAATATAATATAAATTAATAAAAATAAAAGGACCGAGGCCGAAGCCCCGGTTCTTTAAATAAATGTGCTTATTTCATTAACATGAAATTGTTAGCACCTTGTGTAATTAAACATCTTTCAGTTAGCATGTGTATCTGCATTGCGTCAAGCGCAGATGTAGTTGCTCCAACAGAACCAGTAACCCAAGATTTCATTCTTCGGTCGTCAGTTTGTGAAGCTCTATATCTAACATGTAAGAAAGGTCTTTTTAAGTTCTTTCCTAAAGCTTGATCGTAAACAGAAGATACTCCAGCTGGAATAATAACCCCACGGATAGCTGCGCTACCTGCTCTGTCATTAATACCACCTCTTGTAGCTTTGTCATTTAAGTATCTCATGTCTGACTTGTAGAAATCGTAAGATCCACGTCTGAAACCAGAGAAACCTAAGTTTAATGCCATATCTTCAGAGTTGTTGAATACTCCGTAAGAAGTACCACCAGCACCGTAAGAATTCATTGAAGCAAGCATGTCATCCATTGCAAGAGACGTAGCTCTATTTACAAACATCATGTTTTCTTCAATAGCACCTTGCTTATCAAATTCTGCTAAGATAGCATCAAATTCAGCTAAATCAGTAGCAGCATTAACACCAGTAATACCAGAAGTAACATTACCTCTAGACTCAATAGCAGCGAATAAACCTTCAGTACCAGATCCACTTGCACCAGAATCAGCAGTACCTCTAATTTGCTTATCAGCAAAACCGATAGCAGAAAGATCATCTGATAACTCAGATTCTAGCATAGCCATTTCTAAGTAATCAGTAAATCTAGCTCTAGTATCACCTTCAGCTTTTAAGTACCATAAGTAACCGTTTTGTCCTTCTTCACCAGATATTTCTACCCAACCAACTTGCGAAGCATCAGATCCAGAAATCTCGTAGTAATCTTTCATGATGATTGGCTTGTTAGTAAAAGATTTAAATTGTGGTGTTAAAGCTGTTCTTCTTTCAGAATTAAAAGTACCAGTAACATCAGAATAAGATTGTCCTTTTCCGTATTCAGAACCAATAACTAGTAAAGTAGCAGCGCCATCAGATAAAGTTGATAAAGCAGTTGTAGCATAAGGCTCAACTGAAACAACAGCTGAGTTTGGAGTTTCAACACATAGTGCTTTAACCACAACACCAGCTTGTGCTATTAATACTATATCATTTACTCTAATACCGTGATTAGTAGTTAGTGCATTACCATCTATGTCAGTAGTAACTGTAAAAGTACCATTAACATCACCATCAGCGTCTACTGTTCCAATGTATGATAAATGTAGTCTTGACTGCTCAGACCAAACAACTTGGTCAGCTGTCATAGCCTCTTCAGCTCCTACTTGTGCAAGAAATCCTGAGATTGTTCTTTGTCCAAAAACCTCAGCTTCTTTTTCCATAAGATCTGGTAAATATTGTTGTGCCCAACCAGCAGTGGTTGTGCTTGTAAAATCGATGTAATTTGTAGCTAGTGTTTGTTGCACTGATGCAGCCACACTATTCAAATTACCTCCTGCAGTAATTGCCATAATTTTGTTTTTTTAAATTTATAATTTATTTGTTTTTAATTTTAAACTTAAAGTTAGGAGAATCATCGTTAAGCACTCTTACTTTTGGCCCGCTAGTATTGTCGTTTGAAAACGACTGTCTAGGATCCATGCTTACATTTTTGGCTTTAGCAACACTATCTTTAATAGCATCTGCCTTACCTTGTTCGTAAAAGTGATTAGCAACAGCATCAGCGTTCATAGCTGTATATAGAGATTTATGATAACCTTTAGCATCTGACATTTCATTTTTATCGTTCAAAAACTTTTTGACGAAATTATTAATATCGCTTTGACTATTTTTTACCTCTCCAGCATTTTTCACATTAAACCTATATTTTTTTTCACCGACGTTATATTCAAAACCTTTGAACTTGTCGTTAAAAACTTGATTAGTTTTAGTTAAAAAATTATCAGTTTGTTTTTTTGCCATTTTTTGAGTTTCTTCTGACTCCTTGTTATATCTATCAAAAAAGTTTATAGCTTTTTGTTGTTCGGTAGTTAACCTAGAACCAGCTTTAACTTCTTCATAGTATTTAGACTTTTGCCCGTCTAAGTGGCTTTTAGCGCTGGCAACTTGCTCTTTAAGCGCTATTTTTCTTTTTTTAATTTCTCTTGCTTCATCTTCTTCTTCATTATATGAAAATGAATCTTCTATTAAAAAATTAATTTCATCACTATTTAAATGTGATTTTGTTTGTCTATAGTACTCTCTAAGTACTGTTATATCATCGTAGTTAGAAAAATCTTGATTAAGTCTTACGTAATCTTCTAATGTACCACCAGTTTCTTCCATAAAATCTACAACTTTTTGTAAATTCTCAGGTAAAGGCTTGCCGTCTTCTTGTTTTTCTATAGCAGCATCAATAATATCTTCAGCTAATACCTCGGCCTCGTCTTTAATTTCTTCCTCAGTTACCTCTTCTAATACTGGGGCTTCTTGTGTTTGTTTTTCCGGTTGTACTTCTTCTTGTTTTTCTGTGGTAGCGGCATCTTCATCGACTCCAGCCACTCTCTTGTTGTCAGAGTTATCTTCCGCAACTTCTGTTGTTTCTTTGGTTTCATTTTTTATTTCTTCTTTTGGTTTTGGTGGTTTACTTAAGTCTACCTTAATAACACTGTCATTATCAGCGCTATCAAATTTTGTTTCTTTAACTGTTTCTACAGTTTCAGGTGTAGTTTGTTCAACTACGTTTTCTACGTTTTCTTCCATAATATAATATAATATAAATTAATAATTTTTACCTAGGATCAAAAGAACCTAAGTCAAAGCCTCCTAAAGAATCATTACCTGCAGACTCAAAGTTTTTAGGTGCTTTTTCACTTTTTCTTTGATCTATAAGTTCACTTTGTTGAGTGGCTTGTATTCTTGTTCTTTCGTCTTTACGATCTTCTTTTTGTGTTTCTTTTGTTTTTGTAGCTTCTACCTCCATAGATTTAAGCTGCATGTTCATCTGAAACTCTAACTGCATCAACTCTTTTTTGTACATTACTTCTTGAGCTTGTTTTTGTTGGTTAAGCTGTGCTTTTACTTGTTCTAACTGCGCTTGAGACTGGCTAAGCGCTTGTTGTTTTTGCAACTCCATTTGAGCAGATGCTTGCTGTGCTTGTATGTTTGCTTGAGACTGAGCTTGGATGTTTTGTTGTTGCATTTGCTGGTCTCTTTCTAGCTTTCTTTTTCTACGTATTTTTAGCAACTGATTAGCAAGCTTTATGTTTTTTATTTCTCTAAGATCAATAGCGTCAGTCAACTCTATAAGCTGTTGTTGTATTGCCATTTGTATGTTTTGCTCTAACATTGCTTTTTCTTCGTCATCAGGAGTTAACTCTAAAAATATACCAAAGTCATATAAATGCAAACTAGCCATTTCTTCAAGTGTTGCAACATTGTGATTACCTATTTGCTGTATAAAAGCATCTTTTGTTGGTGAATACTCTAATATGTCAGATATTCTAAGCGATAAACACTCTGCAACTTCTGATGTTAAAAACAAACCAGCTTGTAATATATGTCTTGTTGCTGTGTTAGAATTAGCGGCAGCAAGTTTTTGAACACCTACCAAAGCCTTAGGGTCAGGCGTTGCAGCATCTCTAGCTTCGTTTAATCCAGTGGTATCTCTTATCATTTGCATGTAGTAGTTATACGTGCCAATTAAACTCTGCATCTTCTGTCCACCCGAACCTGATTGTATTTCTTGAATTGGCACTTTGCCAGGGTTTGGATCTCCTTCAGAGGTCATTGATCTACCTATAACAGATCCTGTTTGGAAAAACATATTTAAAGCTTCTTGCGGGTTGTAGTTTGTGCCGTTGCCTAAATCTATTTCAGCTAAACCATCAGCATCTAAATAAACACCATCCGGTACCATGCGTGACAGTACTTGTTGTAGTTTTAAGTGTGTAAGTTGTATCATGTCAGCGAAACCAGTAATACGACTAACTAGACTTTCTATCTTACCTTTATACATACGTGGAGCTACAATGCTATAATTCATTTTAACTTTAGTAAAGTCGCTCTTAGGTCTTACCATGTTTTTAGCCATTTCCCATTTCAATAGCTTGTCTGTTCCTAAAATTACAGCACCGTCGTAAAGACATTCAATAGATCTTTGTAGCTTCCCAAACCCACCTTCCATGTTTTCTGGTGGATTAAAAGTGTCATCTTTTGGTAAAACTTTATCAGCACCACTACCAGTTTCTTTCACTTTGTAAACCTGGTTCATATATGTTTTATAATTAAAGTATAAAACTTGAACTTTATTGTTATCGTTATCATTACTATTATAACTATTTTTATAAGAGCTTTTGTTTTTTAATATATCTTCAAGATCAACCTCGGTTAAATGTGGAAACTGTTTTGCAAGTTCATTAACCGGTATGTGTTTAACCTCACCAACGTAATATAAATCTTCAAAATAAGGTGATTCAGTGTAAGAGTAAACTAAATTTGCTGGATCAACATAATCTATAACAACACCTTCAGAAGTATTAAAAGTAGTTTTTGCAGCTCCAATACCTAGAACTGTTAAATCGTAATAAAATCTTTTCTTTATCAATTCATAATCACTACCTTCAAACAAAACAGATAAAGCTTGTTCTTCTGCAATTTCAACAGCTTGTTTATAATTTATCTGCATATGAAGTTCTAGTTCTTCTTTAGAACCAGGTAACTCTTCCATGTCACTCTCTTTCATTGATATGCCAAAAGCTTGCTCTGTAAAAGCGTTTAACTCTTGAGTGTCCATATCACCAAGTATAGTTTCCATATACTCAGTACGTTTTTCAACACCGTATGGATCTTGAGAGTAAGCTTTTATATCGTAAGTTCTTTCTGCAATACCGTTTACAACTATGTCAACAAATTTAGGTATAATAGGTACTGGTTTCCAGTCTAAATTAAGATAGGACAAATCACCGTTTATAGATAACTCATCCTTGTATTTTTGTATAGATTGTTCTCCTCTAGCATACAACCTTAGTTTGTGAAAATTATTACTGTGCGAATTATATCTAGAGGAACCTTTATCAGCGTGAAACCACTCAGACTCAATAGCTTGCGCTACTTTTAAACCATACTCATAGCTCATTTTTTCAATATCACTAACAGCTTGACTTGGAAAATATTTATTTATAACAGACTCTGCCATATTTATTTTTTAATTAATTTAGACGTATTGCCTTTGTTCGTATACTTAGCAATATTTATATTTAGTTTAGGTTTTTGTGCTGGGGCATTTGGCCTGTAAAGATGTCTATTGTTAGCCATAATAGCTAATCCAGAGCTAATAGATGCATCATGCTTTGTTCTTTTGTTTATATCAAATCTTGCCCAATCGTTTAGTAATTCATTAAAATAACAATTACCTGTTGATCCATCTTTTTTTATACCAACGTGATCGTTAATGTACATTTCTATAGCTGCAGCGTGAGCTTGTTTTATATCTTCACTTGAATTAGGTATTCCACCAACTTCTTTTTCTGCAACTGATAGTTTATTCCATATTTTATCAGGCCTGTTCATACTAAAACCTCTGTAACCACGTCTTCTGAAATAATACAATAAACGAGGTTTATTATTCTCTGCTAGTATAGGCATACCATAAAATATACAAGCCATTAAAATATCTTCAAAGAATATCTCTGCCGTTTGTGGTCTTGCTAAATACTCTAAGAAAAACGTGTTAGCTGGAGCATCTTCCATGCTGAACTTAGTTAAACCGTGCAAAGCTCCTTTTGATCCAACACCATCCACTGTTCCTGATATATCGTAGCTATCACAACCAAAAGAGCCCATGTGCTCATTGCCAGGCCATTTAACACCATTTTTAATAATACAATTGTTTTGCATGTTTACTGGTGGTACCCAGCTTACTTTAAATCTACCTTTTTTATCTGGATAGAATATAACTTGACTGTCTTTTACACCATTTACCCACTGAAAATTACCTTGAGTTATACCTAATGTTCTAGACATTTCTTCGTTGTAATCTATTTGCTCATATAGTTTAACTAAGTTGAATATACTATTTTTAGTCTCATCTCTAAATGCGTGCTCTGTAGTTCTAGGAAATTGTCTATAAAATTCATTTAAAGCATCTTGATCACCTTTTAAACCATCAGCTTCATTTTGCCAGTTCTCTACAACGCCTATATCTATTAACTCTCCTTGTGGGTCAAAGACATCATGGTCTGGACTATCGAAGACTGGACTTCCGTGTTCATCAATAAATCCTTCGTAGTTCCACTCCATTGGGATAAAAAGAGAATATAAACCAGACGCTGTCTGTCCATTTCTGTTTCGTTTTGTAACATCTGAGGCATTGTATAATTTTTTAAAGTTATCACCTCCTTTATCTAAAGAGTTTGATGTCGATCCCATCATACACTTACCTATAATTCTACTACCTAGTCTAAGGCATGTCTTTGTAACTCTCCAGTTGTTTAAGATATTGTCTGGTCTTTCCCACTTACCACTTTCATCGTGTACTAGTAGTTGTAGCTTTTCACCATCATAACTATTATCACCTGTATTTTTCCAGTCTATAGTTGTATCTAGCCCTTCTATTTCTTCTAGCTTTTCGTTTGTTGTAATCTTCTTTCTAGTAAACTTAGACGCAGGTACTCTATAGGCAAGTTCGGATTTAGGCCGATCCATACCATCTTGAATAGGACTAAAGAAAAACGGGTAGTTAATTGATATAGGTACAATTTTGTCGGTAAACATTTTCTTAGCATCAGCTCCTGTTTTAGATAAAACACCAAACCTTGAATCTGTTGAAATTGTAGCTTGATTAACTGTCTCAGCAGAGGACATAAAAGAAAATCCAGATCTTCTGTTTTTAAGATAGCACATACCGTAGCATCTCTTATCCGCTTTACACGCTTCCCAGAATATATAGAACAGTCTATTTGCTTCTCTAAAATCTGGCGCACCTACATCAATCTTGCTCCATTGCAAGTACATGTAATGAGTACCAGTAATGTAGGTATTCGTCCCATTATTATTAAACCAAAAGCCTTCATCTCTTCGTTTAAACTCTTCGTCAATGTACTCGTGCCATTGTTCTTTGTTTTGTTCTGGGTAGGCTTTCCAGTCAAATATGCTTTTAAGTCTTGATAGTTCTTTAGGATATTCAAATTGTTTCCATTTTTTTTCTTTGTTGCTATACACACTACCTACTTTTGGCAACGCTATTTTAAAATTCTGTATCTCGTATATCTCACCTATTTGACCATTCCTAGATATAACTACAAGATCATGCTCTTTGTTATAACCATAATCCCATTTCTTACCTTTATTAAGTCTACTAATTGTAGTTTTCTTAATAGGTTCAACAACGTTGTATAAACTTTGCTTGTACATTATCTAGATCTACCTTCTGCAAAACCTTTAAACGCTTGTTTTTCTACTTCTTTAGGTTTGTTGTTCAACAAGTCTTCTTCTTCTTGTATTCTGTTTAGTATTTCAAACGCATCAAATATAGCTAGTTTCTTTGTTGCTGCGGCATTTTTTAGTTTGTCAGCTGTTAAGTCGTCGTCTGAATCAACAATGGCTTCTTTAGCAACCTTAATAAGTTCCTCAACAGCTTTATGTCCAGCTTGGATTATACTCTTCTTCGTCTCCTTGATATTCATATTTGATTGTAATAAAATTTGATAAAACTCTATATAGTTTTTGACCATCTATAATAAACTCGTATTCCGAGCTAGGTCTAAAACCTATTAAATCACCTTTGTTAACCGTACCATCAGTGTGTTTGACAATACCAACTAAAGGTTTTTCTTTATCTACATTTAGTTTGTCTGTAGATTTTACTGGTGCTACAAAACAATATCCTTTTTGCGCTTGCCATTCAGTATCTTTGTATAAGAATATTTGATCTGGTTGTACTAAGTATGTTTCTTCGTCAATATAACCTCTACTATTTTTCTCTATACCAAGCTGATTATGCCACCTTCTAAATACGTTGTGATGCACTATAACTGTATCACCAATTTTTATATCTGTATCACCAACTGTAGGTATTGATTTAACTATAGCTTCTCTACTAACGTGTTGATGGCTGAATATCTCAGTGTTAACTATCAGCTCTTTACCGTCTATATTTTTTGTATTGTTGTATCTAGAATTTAAAGGTGCCACAACAAAGTTGTAAACACTCTTCATTAGTATTGTAAATTATACTCTACAGAAACAGCCATGTTCTTATTAAAGTCTTTCCAAGGCAGTACATCTTTACCTTTTTTAATATAAACACTAAACTTACTTTCCTCTTCAATAATATCACATATAGTATGACCACCATACACTTCTTGCCCTACGGCATAGTGCATGGCGTCATTCTTATAATCTTTACCTATACTAATCTTTCTTATCAGCTTCGACATCTTCAGGGTACGCTATAGCACCATCATTAATGTTAATATCTACTTTCCCATAAAGATCTTCAAAAGATTTTTGTAGAGTTTGCATTTGAGTTTGTAGACCAGTAACTTGATGTAGCATACCGTGCTTTCTACTTTCTAAATTACCAATTTCCATTTGAGCTCTATTAAGATTGTTTACAAGTGCTTGTAAGCTTTCTAACTCTTCTTTTGTTATGTTTTGTGGTTTAAGGTCCACAACCTTTTTTGTTTTTGCCATTTTATTTAATTTAAGTTAATTTAATTTA